TTCTCATCGTCGCACCACGCCTCGGTTAGTTCTTTAGTTTTGAATTGTAGCGCATCGCCCACCATAAAAGTAGATAGATGTTTAAAAGTCTGTTTTTTCCTTTTTTCTTCCGTTGCGCTTAATCTTTTTGCATAAGCGCCTTTAACTATTACGGATTCAGCCACCCAGACCAAATTAGGATCGGGCTTTCTCTTTGCGCTTTCTCTTTTTGGGGTCGATCCCATTTTATTTAGCTTTGAAGAGGTTTTTTTGGAGATTTTCTTTTTTGTTTCGCTCATATTATTTCACCATCTTCGAATTCAATAACTGGCATCATTCGGCATTTGCAATTGATCGCCTGCCCAGGTATGCCTCTTTCACCAGTTCGAGTATCTATAACCGGCAAATCAGAAAAGCTAAAAATACCACCATTTAAACCAGAAGGAAACTTTGCAATGTGATGAGGTCTTGGAGTTTGACCTCCACCGGAGTGAAGCCATTTGAATTTATTAACACCAACATCCTGCATTCTGGCTTTATTTACCGAATTATAGGCTTTTCTAGTTTGATCCAGAGCCATGTTTTTAGCGTGTCGCTTGGTAATTCCCTTTTGTTTCTCAAAAAATGGAACCAAATTCTGCAAACCATTACCAGTGGTAATTGATCGCATAACCTCGCCCTGAATTTGTGTTAAATATCGTGTTGGAATAGTTTTGATCAATTCAGCATTTTCCGCAATTGATGCCTTTACTACTTCAGACACGTTTTTGGTTGCTTTGGTGGGGTCGATGGCGATCCCTCCTGACAATTCTTTTAAACTGCTTTTCAATGATGCTTCGCTGGTATTATTCACAGCACCGAGCATTTCCTCGCTTATGCTTTTTGCTTTATCGGAAAAGAGCTTTTCGAATTCTTTTATAAGCTCATTCATTAGAATTCGAGATTGACTGGAAATACTGGCATCCTCACCAGTTGATTGCTCGAAATACTCTTTCGATTCGGGGGCGGTGAATAGCTTTACCACTTGCGATTGAGTTTCTTTAATCATTGAATTGATTAACTTGTTAAGCTCTTTCGTATAGAGAATACCAATCGAGGCGTTATAGTTAAGGGGATTTCCCTCAACTACCGCCGTGGGCTTGAATTTTTCAGCCCATTTTTTTCTCTTATCGCTTATCGGAATGGCGCGTCGACTCACTTAGCTGGCATCCATCTTTCATCGTGCAAGATTAGGAAATTCACATTATCCCAAGAATCTTTAAACATATCGGAATTGGCATATTCGATCATTTTTGCCAAGTCGCCTTCTTCTGGCTGATATTTCAAGGAAATATGAGGTAAAAATTCATCGTGTGAATGTTCACCCCCCAAATCGGCTATTTCTTGGTGTCTCGCCTGCAGGTCGTCCGATTTCAGCATCATAACCAAAGCTCTATATTCTCCCTCTCCCAATATTTTGAATTCGTTGGTCGGGTAGGCTGTTCTCGGGTCGTTTTGCAAATCAGTTTCAGGAATTCCTTCGGGAGTTTTGTCGTAAAATAAGGTTATATGCAAATCTTCAGGCATTAAACCACCTTCGATATCGGCACCGTATCTCACCATATCCGATATTTTCATGGCGTCATTACTTCTCGGGCGAATGCTTACATATCCATTGATGTTTAAAAAATCCGTTCCGTCTGTGGCATCTAAATCTTCCTCGATTTCTTCCTCTTCGTCCGTTTCTGGCAATTCTAAATGGTTATAGCCGCTATTTTTATCAGTCGCTAATTTTTCCCGAACGTCCAGACCGTCGATTGCTCCAATATTTGAATAGTTTAAGGCGGTGATTGATTTAGTTTGATTAATATCCGCCTCTTCTTTTTGCGTAGGCGCATCAACGGGGCTCCAATCAATATCGAATTCCTTTTTTTCGTTGAAATCAGACTTTAAAACCAATTGATAATGTCTTTCGACCATGCTGTTTAGATTATTTTCCTGAATAGATTCCAGAGATTCATGGTAAACCTTCAATTCATTTTCACCAGTAGCATTGAAACCTTTCGGGCTGGTACCCAATAATCTTGTGGCCGGTGTGTTAGCGATAGCAGCAACCAATTGGTATTGTGTCATTATCACGGCATCTAAATCGGCAAGAGAAGTATCCGTTTCGCTGATTGTTTCATCTAGCCCTAAAGTTTTGACCGCAAAGTTATCACGCAAAGCTACCCACCTTTCCATTTTATCCATAAAAACTTCTTCGTTTGTGATAGCGGCTTCCATATCGACGTTAATCGAAGTGGTTCGCTTGGTCATTGCAAGCATTGGTCCCTCGTTAGCTGTACGCTCTGAGGCATAAACTCGCTCATATATCAATTGAGTAAGAGGCAGACCTCCATAAATATAGGTAGGTTTGTAAATGTCTGGGACTTCCGAATAACGAGTAATAACCAAATGCGATTTGTGATAAAGCCTTCCTGAAATTCTCCAATAGGTAGGTTCATAAAAATCAATCGATGCAGGTTCGGCAACGGCAGCCGAGTTTAATTCTGGTGTTACCCAATACGGATCAATTTGCGAAATCCCTTTATATTTTCCCTTTTTTACACCATCGATATTGAAGGGTTTTTTGTAATAATCTTTATCGCTTGAATCTACGACAAACAAAGCAACACGAATTCCAAAAACTCGATTGAACTTTTCGAACTCGATTAAATTTTTGTGAATCTTGTATTTTTTATCCGTTTTTCGGAGTTTCATCATAAAATCGGCGTCGATTTCATTATCGGCTGGAAAATTAATATTATATCCATTGCAAACGGCGTCCTCTGCGGCTGCGGTGCAAGCTTTATCAATCAACCAATGCTGAGACAGCAAAGCGCAAGCCTGATGTCCTATAAAACTTTGAGAGGTATACCAAGAAAACAGGGAATCTGGCATTACTTGCTGATTCAATGCAAAGGCTTTGTTTAATGTTCCCTCGTCCATTGCCGTATGCGCACCATCAATTGCGAATTGATCATCACCAACACCGTCGATTTTCTTAAACTCTGGTATTTCGGTAATGGCATTTTTTTTAAAAAACGATTTAACATTCAGATTTCTAAGGGAAATGTCCGTTCGAAAAAATCCGTTATAGACCGGTTCACCTTTGCTTGGTGAATTTACTATTGGATTATCGTCTTTGTTTCTGTTCCCAAAAATATTATTAAACATCAAAAAATCCTCGCGCTCTGCCGCTGCCAATTAGCATTCTATCTATGGCATCCATCCATGTATCCCAAATATCATCGTTATCATGGGAATCATCAACACTGAAATCGGATGCCTCTTTTAAAGCTGTCAAAACCCAATCGGTACTACCTGCTCGGGTGCCATCACTATAATACACTTCTTTTACTTTATCGCCTTCCTCGTCATAAACCTCTGGTACAAATACCTCACCGCCTTTAACTTGAGGTGTGACGTTTTGACACCGAATAACCTTGTTTTCGTTATTTCCCCTTGGTATTTCTTCCACTGGAATCTTTATTTTTTTTTGTCTGGCTTTTTTCTTTAGTGTGGTAATTAAGCCTTGTCCAGCCTGTTTGTCCTCAATCGCCATATATCTAATTCGGGATTCCTTGTTTTTGCTCCATCGATCCCAAACCTCAATTGCCTTTTTGACCAAATCGTCTGGGTCCCATTTTCCCCTCTCTACGTCGATTATATATAAATTACCATCCATCCCCAATCCAGCCAAAGTAAAAACGGTATAATCGTTGTGTTCTTTTACCTTTCCTGAATTCGTATCAACGAATACGGCTCGCCATTGGAGTTTTGGCAATTTCTCATATCTTTTAAACCAATCCGAGTCTATTAAACCACCCGTAAGCACTTTTGGTTTCTGCATGTACTGACTTAAAAAGGTGTAATCGTCCGATTCCCACAAATCGACCAAATCTTGAACATATTCCATTTGAGGCCAATATGACCAATATTTTACCCCGGCAACCTCAACTGATTCGGAATCCTTAACACATTTCCAACACAAATCTCGGTAATAAGGGTCAAGAGTTTGAATATATTCCTCATCGATCAAAGCGGGAATGGTAAGACAATCGAAATTCACCCCCATACCTCCTGAAAGCATAAAGCCCGAGGCATCCATTGTGTGTAGTCTTTGCTGAATGGATAAAAAGGGGGTGGGGTGTTCTTTTGATTTGTCGCCTCTTCTCGATCTGACGGTGTTTACCAATTTTCTGTTTGCTGCATCACGTTTGGTTTCGGAAAACATATCGTCTGGCTTATTGTAATCGTCCAGCATCACGGCGCCCGAATATTCCTCGCCATAATAACCGGCCCGACCACCAGTAATTTGACCGCCTGAACCTCTACTAACGGTCTGACCTACAGATTTTCCTTCCTCGTTTAAAATCTCCCATTCTTCCGCTTGATTCACGCCAAATTTAACAGGCCATAATTCCTGAAATTCAGTCGATGCCAAAATGTCTCTGGTTCTCCTTGAGTTTCTTTTTACCAATGTGTCAGCAAAGGAAATATTCAGATTGCGGAATTTCCTAATTTCGTTCGTCATGCATTTGACGTACTGATAGGCGGGAAAGTGGATAGAAAAGAATTCCGTTTTCGTTCCACCTGGCGGGATATTTATTACTAATGAGTTTCTATTTTCACCAGAAATCATTTGATCAACCTTATCGGCCATTAATTCATGGTGCCAATTTATCATCAACTTATCGCCTTGCATGATTTGAAACCATACTCGGGTAAATTGAAGAAATGAGGATTCGGCAGTATTTTTAACCGCTACTTTGTCGGCAATTGATAATTCGGGCCACTCAATTATTCCACTGTCAGAGTTTGCCATTCAATTTTTTTTGAGCCTCTTCGATTTGCTTTCGAGTTACTTCGGTGTGCTCTATTGGTCCGCCTTGAGGCCCCGTATGCTTATGATTAACCGAATCGTTATAACCACGATTGGATTTTTTTAATCTGAATTCAATTGCTCGCTGGTCTCCTTTCTCAATATTGGCAAATAGTTTCGCTTCGGTGTAATCGTCCAATTCCTCATCTATTTCCTTGAATCTCTCGGCATATTTAGGATTATGTTCTAGCCAGTTGTAATGAGTTTGCCTGGAAACACTAATCGCCTGCATGGTTTTGGTAACGCTTCCTTTTTTGCTGTAAAAAAGGTCCAAAGCCTGTTTTTGCTTTACGCTTAATCTGTATGTGGGTTTTTTATCTGCCATTTTAAATCTCGCTTAACAAAACATCTTCGATTTGCTCGATTGTCTCACCCATTTGGATGATTACCTGTTCTTTCCACTCCTTCTGAATATTCAAACAAGCTTTATAATTAAACTCGTTGAATTTTTTAAGGTCTTCATGGTTGTTAATTATGAAAGACTTGTAATTTTTTATTCCGCTTTTCTCTAAAGTCTTGATGCAATTAGAATCAAATAGAATAACGGTATCAGCGCCCAGACACTCATAAAATCTATTTGCTAGATTGTTGAAGTTATCGTGGGTAAATTCGTCCTCGATATACAGGGAGTACCTAAACGAATTTAAGAGTGGCTTTGACCAGTTGATTTTTTTAATAAACTTCGGTTCACAGCCGATATGTTTAAATTTCTTGTAATTTTTGGGGCTGGTCGATAAAAATACCGGAGCTTGAAGGTACTTTTTGAAGTATTCCTTTCGATCGATTCTGAATGTTCCGTAATAGATGTGATCATATTTTTTGGGCGTCGATTTCAAATCTCTGAATAACAGTGTGTTCAAATTAACCATGTGAAAACTATCAAAGCAAGCAAATTTTACCGCGCCTTGTTCGTAATTGGCTAGAATGAATGCGCCACGCTTTTTGAAATGCTTATAAAAACAACCGTTAGGCCGTAAATTATATTCGTTGGTTATCCACCCGAGGCGAGCTTTGCTATTCCGATCCAAAAAAGAATCTATATCATCAAAACTAGGATACGGGGTCGCATAACTGACCAGAATAATTTCGTAATCATTCGCCAGATATTTTGTTTTTTCGTTCGTGTGGAGAATGTCAACTTTATGCCCTCTCGCCCTCAAACCTTCGGCAATTTTATAAGCATTCCGAACGTGTGCATCAATTGGGTTTTTTGATTTAGGAACCGTTTCGATTATTAATAATTTCAAAGAATTTCCCCGAACTAATTTTGTCAGTTTCAACGCCTAATTCCATTTTTAATTGGTGTAAGTCGGATAAATCCTCACATTTAATAATAAAATTGGCGCTTTCGTTAATTTCGTCCTCTTCGTCAAAGTCTTCCGTATCCGAATCGTCCATAAATTCATCGATTTCATTTTGATCAAAACCTGTTTCCTCTGCATCAAATTCTTCCGACTCGATAATCTCCCGCATATCAGCGATTAAATTTTCCATGTTCCAGCTTGCATCTAAAGCCAAACGATTATCGGCAATGCCATAGGCTTTCTTTTCAATGTCTGACCAGCCTTGCGCAATCATAACAGGGCAATTAACCAAATTTAGATGCTGTGCAGCCATAAGCCTACAGTGACCAGCGATGATTAAATTATCCTCATCTACCACTATCGGGTTGGTGAACCCAAACTTCCTCATTGATCTGACGACTTTTTGAACTTGTTCCTCTGAATGATCGCGGGTATTCCCTAAATACGGTGAAAGCTCAACGGTAGGTAATTCGGTGAATTTATGCTTAAAAGGTAATTCCACTGGAATATTGTTTTCTTCTTGCGCGTTTTCACTCATTGAATCACCTTTTTGGGTATTTTTTGCAAATAATTTGTTAAGCATGAAAAGGAATTTACCACGACTTTTTCGAAAATGTCAAAATTGTAAACTGAGTTGTGGGATTTTTTTGAGTTAAGCAATTGAAAATAAAGGAAAAAAATATTTTAAAAATAAAAAATAATAAAGCGCGAATGCAATTAAATTGGACAGCTATGTAAAAAAAAGACTCCATAAATAGTTTTAATCGGTCATTCAGAGTGAAATTGACGTTTAATTGGAATCTGGAAATTATTCCAAAATATACAAAGCCACCCCCGAGGCTACGATTAAGCTAATTATTAAAATCGAGGTCATTTTTCAATTACTCTCATATACCCAACACCCTTACATTTAGGGCATTCAGCTTTTAGCTCAAATGATTTTATGCTTTTATAAGCTGTTATTGCTTTCTTGCCGCATGACTGGCATTTAGCTTCAAATGTGTGTTTTCTATTTATTCTGTTTGGCATTTTTATTTAT